GTAGCGTCGTGCGCACCTGTCTAGGAGACCAGGTGGGTCGATACTCCGCGTACTCTAATCTCCAATCGCTGGAGACGGAGCACTGTTTGCGTAATATGATCGCACTTCGGCGATACACATCAAACCGTCCTCCAATACTCGACAACCGCTTATCCCATTTATTGAGTAGCGGTTGGACCGGATGGAGATCATGCATAAGCTTGCGGAATAACAGCTTTTCAGCACGTTGTTCCACTCCCTGACGCACAAATCTCTGGTAACGGTACGTTCCATGTCTATCGGAACCCAAGGTAGGATTCCCATGGAGGTACGCATCAAATAGCTGATCAGAAAATGGACCAATGACATTCCGGTAAAGATCTGGAATCCATCGGCTCATACTCTTTTCAACCAATGACTCTTCTATCTCCCAACCTAACTTCAGTGTTCGTTTCAAACGATTAATATCGTTGAAAAGTTCACCTATATCGGTCGGAATGTCTTCGAAGAATACCGGCCTAACGAGATGACCCTGGAACCAGTCACAGCCACACGATTCACGAACTCCTGAAGTAAAACAGGATTTGTCCGTGTTAACGCGGAAGCCGCACATGGTAAGGGCGTCCATCAACCGCCGAGCAAGACTCATCCTGATGATAAGATCATCACCAAAGATGGCACACTCAGTCGGTCGGTAAACACCTAGTGTCTCCTTCATCACTCCATATATAATCGAGGTGAAGATGGCAGACTCCAATGCGAACGTGAATCCATTGCCCATCGAGCTCATCATCTCATAAACAAGATGACGATCTCCTAGAACGCCTTGTGGCGATCGTAGATCCATGAACAGTGAATACCACTCTGGAGGGCATAACAATTCGCAAAGCTTCGTATAAACTGAATTTGAAGCATTTGCCAAGTCGATCGTAACCAAAGGATCGGCTTGTCGTAGTAAGCTCCCCAGTCTGGACAATTCTTGGTTCTTCTCTTGGTGATCAAGATCTACCCCCCATCGTTTTAAACGACGACGGATAAAACCATCAACACCCAATTGAAGAAACACATTCATTGTCGGCTCGATCGCAATAGAACGCTCGACCCGGGCGTTCTTGGGTACGAAGGCGATTCGGTTGCCAGGAACAATCTTGATTACTTCCGACCAGAAACGTTGGCGATCTAATATTGCCCATTTCGGTACATTGAAACGGGTTCTATAGTCGTCTTCTAACGCTCCCAGCCATCTCTTATCTTGATTGATGG